GACTAGTCTTTGATTGCACTAGATGCCGATTAACCCAAAAGCCAAGACTTATATCTGTATTAAATAATACATTAAAGATCTCATTTGGCGGGATGTTAGAATAAGCATAAACCCTGCCATTCTTGAATTCTACAAATGCAAGACCATTAAGAAGGTCAACTTTTAGCTGGTTAACCGCTGAGCTAGAGCGGGATGGAACGTCAACAAACATGATAGAAAAAATAAGATTGGATTGGTTGAAGGGAATCTTGAGCCCTTCGTTGACACATTTACTAAGCTCTCCATTCTCACTACCTATAACGGTGTTCTAGGAGGAACTATTGTTAATGTGTCAAGGAAAGGATCAAAGGTAGAATTACCTACCGATGAACTGATCAAAGGTGACGTGACCAGATGGTAGAGATTTAAACTCGAACTGTTCGGCTTGCAATTCTCTAAGCACGTTCATCACGGCTTGATCATGCTTGGCTGATTCATTCATCATGACGCAACCGTTGAACATTGGAGTGAGGTCAGAGTTGAACATAATGTTAATGATAGGGTGAGTTGGTTAGGATGTCAAGCTTTTGAAATGATTTGTAATGAATAGCTACCTGATGAGTGTGCTAACCAAGACCTAAATCATTTTCAATTTCTCTAGATGTGAACTCGTGCAAGTCATGCATCCGATTAGAATTACCCAGAAGCTCGACATATTCAATGATTAAATCATTTAGTAGTGCTGAGTCTTCAGGTAAGAGTTGCGATAGATTCATGCAAAGCTCTTGCTGGTATCTGTTCATGTGTTGAGCTCCTTAGTTGTTTGTGGGGTGTTCATTAAATAGAATACCATGCCCCAGATGGAAAGTCTTTAACCTTGTTATTTTTCTTAATGAACCAATCCCAATTCTTCTGAAATACTTTAGCACCATACTCAAACTCTTCTAATAGAGCATTAAGTCTGCTTTTTGTTGTCACTGTTTCATAGCCGCAGTTATTAAGAGCAAGGCTCATGCTGCTGTGATCATATTCCCCGATTCTGTGACCATGTAGGAATACTTTTGAGAGGTTCTCCTCTTTGTCGTACTCTACACGAGTGTTAGAATTGGTCCAGTGCTCGCGCTTGTCAATGATTGCCTGGATCATTTGGCGCTCAATCTTTCTAGTCATGGTGGTTGTCCCTTGTTTGTATATTATTAATATAGAGAACAACAGGAACAAAGGCAATAGTGCTTAACATTTCGTAACGCAACAGATGCTCACAAAATAATACATATGTACTACTACTACCGTTCGCGCTTCGCGCTCACTCGCCGCACCATGCGCGCCATTGGCTACCAAAGCGAGCCGAAGGCGAGCGGAACGACTACTATTAGTAGTAGTATATATGTACTATATTACATTATATTACATACACTTGACATTGAACAGGATTTGTGCTATGATGAGTGTGGTGAGGAGTGTGCCACCACTCCGACCGCTCGGTGCTGCGCACCTCGCTAGTCTAGCACAGCATGGGTCAGCATACCTTGTCAAGTAGTCCAGTTCACAAACTGTCTTTCGTCGCCCACTCGGACCAGACGCCAGTGAGCGAGCGAAGCGAGCGGGGTAGTACACTTGTACTATGTTAAATTATGTTACAGTAGGCCGGAGACTTTGGCAACTACTAATTTACATTTAGTGGGACGGATTACACACGCTAAGTGTTACTTAGTAAGGTATATTAGCAGGGTAGGTATAAAGAAAATCGCCGAAACCCCCTGCGGGGGAAGGGATTTCACACTCGCTCTGCGAGAATCACTTCACAAAATTATGTCAAAATTTTAAGGCTTTCATTGCCCTATCCATGCTATCATAGAACTCACAGGAGCCCATATAACACCCTAAGAATCGGTCAAAGGTAGTTCTACCTCCCTCTATCTTATACGAATGTACTGTGGCCCCTTGTGGACTCGTATAAAGCAGTTTTGGCTTTTCCATACTTCTTTAATAATTTAACAGCCTTCTCTCTAGATACACATTCCTGTGCTTTAGTTTGAAGTTTTATAAGTTTTCGAGCTTTTTTTATCACATCAAATTTAATTTTAATAATTCAGCTAAATATCGATAACTATTTGCTATATAAATCTGTCCTACAACTACACATATAGTAGCAATACTCCAGAATATATAATACCATTTAGATTTAATCTGTTTATACTCCATAGGATGGTTAAGTAAGTATAATATGTATATCCAAAGATTCTAGTTATGTTGGTGGTAGAATAGGGGATATAAGTATTAAGTAAGAGAGGAAGTGTTGTCTGAAAGACGACAACTTCCTCATAGGGGTCGGGTCCACCCTTCCCTTCCCCTGTATACACCCGTTACCGTTTAAACCCAGGTAGGGGCTGACTTTCCATCAGCCAATCCACGAGCTTGTTTACGTTGTTCTAAATCCATACCTAAAGCGAGATGATTAACAGCTGATTCTGGATCATCTAACCAAGATTCCATCATATCATTCCAATCTTGTTGTTTTTTATAACGAACTTGTTCATAGGCTGAGATAGAGAGTGCATCTGTGAAATACTTGACGCCTTGGGCCAGGCAATCCAGTCTGTCATCGTGTTTAACAGCACCTTTTTCCTTACACATACGAGACATCTGATAGAAAAGCATGTACATAAGGCGAAGTTCTGGAGCTTCATTTGGATTAGAGTGATAATCCCAATCAATAACCGACCTATTACATATAAGACGATGCTGATTAAGAACTGGCTCCAACGAATCAATGATTCTATCTTCTTTCCTAACGTTTGCACGAATTTCTTCAACCTCTATAGCTTGTTTGGTCTGTTGTAAGTGTTTACGGAACAATTCGCAAACTATACCATCACCAAAGTTAGTTTCAATAACTAATTTAGTAACATTATATTTTTTACAACCTCTTAATATATCTAATAAGGTGTTATCGCTGTATCCGTCTCTATAAGCTCGCATCTCATGTAAGTATAGGAACCCATTTTTTTGGGATATAAAGGCGGCAGCTGTTTCATCGGTTCCACGTCCAGAGGGATCCACGCTGCAAATTGTTTCTGTGTAAGGGGACCATTCTCCTTGTAGTTGCATTGGAGAGTAAAAGTAGTCTCCAGGTAATCCAACGGTTGGGAGTTCTTTAATAACGTTTGAGGGGTCGGAGCACCATACAACGGCATCTGGAGCTTCAGTAGGATTGACACTGGTAACAACCAGATCGGCCATTTTGAGAGGGAATTTTTCTGCATCACTAAGGCTAGTATCTAATTGAAATTGTAGCATATAGTTGCTACGACCCATAGAAGCTTCACGTTCTAATAAATCATCATTATCAAATCTATCTGGGTCAGTACATGTCCATTCTTCAGCACCATTATCTAAATCATCTTGTATTTCGGATGCTAAAAGTCCTTCATATTGAGTGAGTTTATCTCTTTTTGGGTATCTAGCTGGCCATACCAAGGGACGATATGAACGCTCAGCCAACTTACGATAAACAGTAAAGGTAGTTTGAGGAGTCCCGAGATAACAAATCCTAGAATCACTTTTTGGCGTAAGGATAGATTCAGCTTCGGTACAAAGTTGAAGAAGTTTTTCACGCATTAACTCGGTCATGGAGTTTCCAGGTACCTCTATGTCGTCCAAAATCATCAAATCTGCGCGACTTCCTGTGAGCTGACCAGTTATGCCCACCGATTTTACGCTTGGGGCTTGGTGAGGAGAACAGTTTACGTCGAAGCTGATGCGACTCCAACGAGAGTCGTCTGATTTCGGTCGGAGATGATTGAGCCATGGTGTTTCAATGATAAGTTTCTGTAGGAAGATTGACATATTATCCGCACGTTCTTTAGATGCGGATATAATCATTATTTTTCTTTCTGGATCCTTAAATAACGTCCATAAGACAAAAGCGCCAGTAATCCAAGATTTACCAACACCTCGAAAGGCTTGGATCTGTAATCTTTTTGGTCCATGTTGTAAATAGTTTGCGATAGCATACTGTGCTCTTGTTGGAGGAGGTAAGTCTAATTGCTGCCATAAAGCAGTCAAAAACATTTTGAAATCGTCTTGTAGGGCGGTTAAAGTGTCATTCATCTTCTTGCTTTACGACGTTCATTACCTCTATTATATCTAGCTGAAGTTAATCTAGTTCTATTAGTACCAGGATAATGTGCATTATCTTTGCCATCACCTTTTACACCAAGTCCGGCACGTTTAGATCTTCTATCAGCTCTATTAGCATTAACTCTAAGTTTTTTACCATGAGGGGTTTTATTATAAGCCTTTTGTTGTGCTTTTCGATTACCATTAGCATATCTTGCTACCATAAAGCCTCCTATTTACTAAATCACGGTCTACTGTAGGCATAAGTTTGCTTAATTGTTCTAAAGGACTACCTTCATAAGCAACTCCACTAATGTCATTAGTTTTCAACCAATCACAAGCTGCTTTTAAATCTTGAGTAGATGCTTCGCCACTTTTAATTCTTTTTAAGAATTCTGTAGTAACGAGGCCATGTAGTTCATTAAATTGTTCTTCTGTGGCTTTAGCCATTTAACTAAATAGTTTTTCTTTTACAATTTTAAGTGCCTGATCATCTAATTTATTATCAGTTCTAGCAACATAAGCTTCTAATAAATCTACTACGAGCTTCTTTACTGAATCTGACTTCAAGAAGGCGAAAAGGATGGGCTTGATTAATGTGATCATTGTTTATTAAGTGGGTTGAGTTTTTGCCACCATTTTTTAGGTGGTGGCGGTGGTAATGCTTTAGCTTGTGCTTCAGCAACTTGTTTTTTAAATGCAGCAATAGGAATGATATCACTACACATATGGTATACTCTTGTACCAGGACGTATCATGAAACCTTTCTGTTGTAATGCTGCACATTCTTTAGCTCTAACTAGTTCATAGTCCAGAGCCATTTTTTCTAATTGTCTTTTACCAAGTGCCTTACATGTTTCAACAATAGAACCATCTAATGGAACCATAAAATTTAATTGAGCTCCCCAGTTTTCAGCTAAAGTATAGCTTTGAGGATCCATATATTCATCAAATGGTTTAGTATGATTGCCCATATAAAATGGGCTAAATGTCATTGTTGCTCCGTTACAGGATATGTTTGGTCCAAGGACTTGACGACTTGGAGCTCCATTATTTTGGAATTGGACGGCTTGATTTGTAACATTTCCTGTAGCTGCTGCCACAGGATTTGATACATTTTTGGTTTCTCCCTCACTAGCATAACTAGGTATTCCTATTGCGAGAAGACAGAGAGTGAGGTAGTAGTAGCAGTAGTTTCGATAGTTCTTTCGATTTCCTGTACTTCTAATACCTGACTTGCTGCTCTGGTTACTATTTCTAAAGAGAAATCCGAACCAGCTGTTGTTATTGTAAAGACCGAATCTGAATCTGCTAGCCCGCCTGATGTAGCGGAGGTATGAGTTATATTGTCCCCAGACCATTTGTTTAATGCTGATCCATAAGTGGTCGTTGTTATTTCTTCTGTTATTTCTTGAGTTGTTGTTGTGGTCGCATTCATGCTTCCTTGCGTGAATTGTGGAGTGACCAATTCTGCTCTTGCTACCGAGGGTGAGAACAGTAGGAAGAGTATTAACCATTTTTTCATTCTTCCTTTTTCTTTACCATAGGACAATTGACGGGACCGCCTTTATCTTTAGAATTACCAGTGGACAAGCCAAAAGTGGCCAGGGCTCCCGTAAACACACTGGCAACGAACGTGATATCTGAGTTCCCCGCTTTCTTTATCATGGGTATCTCAATATAATTCATTGTGATAATAAAACCGGACCAAACAACAACGCCAAGCCTGACGAATGTTCCAAGGATTTGGATTTGGTGTTCTTGGTCCTCAGCAGCATCTT